AGGTTGAGCAATTTTACCAGCAAATAAGGGGTTGCTTAATATTCTAGCTCCTGTTGCAGCCACTCCTGTTGAGCTTGTACCACCCGTAAATGGAGTTAATAATAATGAAGCAATGACAGGTGCAACCGAACCAGTGATATCTGCTGCTAAGGCTGTCTTTGGGTTTGCTTTACTAAATGATTTTAACTTATCTCTTGAGTCAGTAACTCTTTTATCAAAAGCATCGTTAAATGATTGGTCTGAAAATACACTATCAAAAGTTGCACCTACACCAGCTCCTATTTCATCAGAAAAACCAAAAGTAAGTCCTTGCAAACCACTTCTAGCTATACCACTAGCCATTCCGACATCTGTTGTGGGTTCTTTAATTTTGCCTTCAGCTATTGATTGTTTTAACAGTTCTTGTTGTTTTTCTACTGGCAAATCATAAAAGTTGTCTGCCTCAACAATAACAGTTCCATATTTTTTTGTTTTAATTTCTGATGCCATTAATCAAGCTCTATAAATTCAAAGTCTTTTGATGTGTATTCTTTGGTTAAATCTAAGTCTCCTAGGTTAAAATCCAAACCAGCAAAAACCATACTTGGATCAAAGCCTATTGAGCTATAACTAATTTCTTTTCCAGCTCTATAATTATTATAATCTTCAGCAAGTCTATTAGCTGTTTGTGATGCTAAGTTAATCATATTTGCCTTAACTTCTGGTGTAAAACCTTTTCCTTTATTTCTGTTTACATACATCTTGAAATTTTCTAAAGCTCCTTGGAATCCGCCAAATGTTGCAACCTCTCCCTCTCTTACAACCGAATCATCAAGCTGTTTTATAAACTTAATCATTAAAGTGTAAGAAGCTGCCCCATCCGCACCTTCAGCAGCATCTAATAGTTGTTGGAAATTTTTAATACCCTTATTAGCTGCTTCAAAAGTTTTTCTTTCGTCTTTTTGAGAAGTCAAAACATCAGTAGTAGTTATTTTAAATGGTGGCTCTGGTGGAATTTCTATACCACCAAATACTTTTGTTCCATCATCAATATAACGATAAAAACCATCAGCAGATTTTTCATATTTTCTATCAGATTGTTTTTTTTGTTGCTCTACTCCAGGCAATACTCTTTCGCCTGTATCTACAAAATAATTATATCCATCAGCTCCTTCAATGGTTGTTCTTTTTGATGCTTCAGGACTTGTTACAACTCCAGGCAATACTCTAGTTCCATCAGTATAATAATTAAAACCATCAGCACCTTTTAGTATTTTTCTTTCAGATTCCTGTGGTAAATCAATACCAGCCCTTCTTCTATCTACCAATATCTTTTGCTCTGGACTTAGTAAGTTATATTGCTTTTGATATTCAGCATCTTGTTGTTCTTTCAACTTCCTAGCTTCATCTTCTGCTTGTCTTTGTGAAATTATATTTTGCGCTTGTGCAATTCTTTGAGCATTGCCAGATTGCTGTGCGCCTACAAGATTCATTTGATTTGCAAAATTTTGCAATCCTTGTATTTGCATTTGCCTTCTATCACCTTTTGGCAAATTTAAAAATTCATCCGCTGGTACACGATTATCCATACCATATTGACCAAAAGCACTTCCAAGTTTTTGAAATATGTTAGCCATTATAAAGCTCCGTAGTTCACCATGTAGTAACCGCTATCATGCTTAGTTACTGCTTCTGGATTTTTCTCCATTACTTCTTGCGCTAGAACTCCTACTGTTGGACTATCAACACCTAAGTCTTTGGCTATCTTATTCCAAGTCCATGTGTAAAGATTATATCCTTTTGACTTACCAATTTGCTTAATGTTATCTTTTAATCTTTCATCAGAAAATAATCCCATGAGAGCGCCTATTGTTTGTGCTGCACTTCCTACTTTTTCAGCAGTTCCAGGTTTGTATTGATCGGTTTTACTACCATTACCAGGAATAAAACCAGCACCGCTTGCAAGCGCTCCAAACCTTTTATATGGATCATCTTGTTGTCTCATAAATTGTCCATAATCAAAATCAATTCCAGCTTGATTAAGTCCTTGTTGTTGATTGCCTATACCAGACAATAAACCAAAGTTTTTGTATTGGTCTGCTAATTGATTGCCGAATAGACCAGCCTGAAATTGTCTGTTTTGCATGTCCCTACCAATGTCCTGACTTGCTAAACCAGTTGCTCTATCAAAGCCTTGTAAGTTTAATTTTGATGAAATATCACCAGCTCTATCTGCAAAGTTTCTATTTGTTTCTGATTCAAGTAATGCTGAACGAGAACCACCAAAAGCACCTCTTCCTATTGCTGCATCTTGATCGCTTTGTAATTGTATTTGTCTTGCTCTATCAAGATCACCAAGTGTGTTATCTATCACTTGTTGTCTAAAAGGATTTTGATACGCTTCTAAATCTGTTGATAATAAACTTGGTGCATCTTGTGATGCTAGATCATTTAATTGTTGTCTTGGGTTAAAGCCAAAAGATTCATCAAACATGCCTCTTGCTTGATCTTGGGCAAATAGTTGATCTGGTGAAAATCCAGCAACACCTTGTCCTGTGTATGGCGTAAATGGAGTATCAAATATTGATTTACCTTTATTGTAGACATCTTCAAAGATTGCCATTTGTTTAGGATCAGTTTGTGTACTTGTAGTAGTTTTGCCTTTACTCATAATTCTTTTCTAACCATGTATTCTTGTTTAAAACCAAGATGTTTAATTTTGCGAAGCCAGCCTTTTCTGCCTCCACCGTAAATTCTTTTGCATCCAAAGTGTTTTGCAAATTGTTCGAAGCTAGGTAACATTTCTTCTAGCTCTCTGTAGTCTCCTCCACAAAATAATAAATTTAAAACTTTAACTTGTGGGAATTCTACAATCTCGGTTATCATCACCGAGTTTTTACCACCCCAGATATGAAACATACCTTGTTGGATTTTTTCTTTAATATCACTTAAATTATACATATCTTGATGCTCTAATGCACGTTTAATATGATGCTCTAAACGATCAAACTCTATCTCCCAACGCTTTTTAGACTGTTGCTGTGGCGGAGATTGTTCCGTTGTCTGCGATACTAAGTTTATATTTTGTTCCATTTGGACTCACTAATACGAGTTCAGTAGCATCTACACCACTAACCTCTATTCTTTCACCTTTCTTAAATGCTAACCCGTCTCTGTACTCTATTTCAGAAATCAGATAGTTTTGATAATCTGTATCTAATACTGGCCCTGGTCTTCTTAATGCCTTTCGTGCCATTACCTGCGACCTCTTTTTTTAACATCTAGTCGTATGTTACCAACTTTAAATAACTGGTCTGTGTCGCCTGTTACTTTCATCTTAACTTGTCTTGCTGTAAATCTTGCGTCTGTATAACCATCTGTATCAAAGGTAAAGTTACCAAAATCTGTTTCTGCACCAAGCGGTGTAAATCTTCCTGTAAAACTTAATACAACTCCAGGTAAGGTGTTTGCTTCTTCGTCTGGGATAATCTGATTGCATTGTACATAGTTATCACCAACGCCTATCTCAATAGGCCCTGACGTTGCGTAGGGTACTGCTGAACCTAAGTTCTCTGAGTTAGTTAATGTTGTGCTGTCGTGTTCGTAAACAAAACCAGCACTATCACATGCTGTTGGAAAGTCTAATACGCCTTGGTCTAACCAACATCCTCTATCCATTGATCCAATACTCCATACGTTCTCTATGTAGTTCCAGATAACATATTTGTTTGGTGTTAACTGATCTGTGCCAACGGGAAAGAAAAACCACATCTCATTAAAGTTAGAGTTGTGACCACCACATGATGTTTTTCTATAGGGACTATTTATATTGTCATAAACAAAATCATGTACTTCACATTTTATTTCTTTAACTGCTCCATCAAATACAAAGAATGAGTTTTCACCCATCCAACATAAGAATGAATCAGCAGCTATAACTGTTCTTGGGCTGATTGCTTTGCAGTTAGTACCAGCGTCTTGTATGCCATAGATAAAAGGAGAGCCTGTGTAATACAATCTAGCTACACCAGTATCAGTAAAGATAATAACGTCTGTTTGCCATTTAACTGCACTTAGTACTCTACCACCTGTAGGTATTTGTAAATCACCAGCAGTATTAGTTGATGCCGCAGTCCATGTTGTTAGTGTTTCTCTTGATGACCATTGTATCTTTCTAGGATCGCCACCTGCGCCCAAAGCTACAACGTGTCTTTCGTTGGTAACTAATACACCAGCACAGTTAGTTGGCGCACCTGAAACGGGTACTGCTATTGTGCTAGGTGTGTTTGGATTCCATTGAAATATTCTTCCGTCTGATGGACAACAGAAAAGTAATATCTCGCCAAAGTTGTCAAAAGAAAAAGAGTTAGTGTTAAATAATAAACCAGATTGTGAACGTGCATCACCATAGTCTTCAACGTCATAGTGATATGCACCATATCCTAAAGGATCAAAAGATGCGTCTGTAACAAAACCTGATGGTGTGATGTCATACCAAGTATCGTTTATTAAGACATAAATTCTTTCTCTTGTTCCAACTACTAATACTTTTTTACCGCCATTGGTTATGTAGGAGAACATACCAGTAGGAGTACCAGTAAGAGCTGATGTATTGAGTTTTGTCCATCCACCGATTGGTCTTAGGTATCCGTTTTCAAAACGTACTAAGTCACCGTCTGTCCATCTTCCTTTGTTGGCATAATCAGTACCGTTAGTGACAATGCCAGGTGGAGGAGTCACTTGTATTAATGGCATTTAATTCTCCAATGCTTCTAATCTAGTTTCTAATTGCTCTATGCGTTGCATAGCTTCTTGCAATGCTTTGATTGATTTCATGTAAAGCACAGAATATTTTACTGATTTAACCTTTTGTCCTTCAGTAAATATTCCATTTTCATCAATACTTCCAAAATCTGAATGATAGGCAATATCTTCTTTTTGTGGTTTAGCTTCATCGACCAAACCATTCATACCAGCAGACTCTAATTCTTGTGCTATTACTCCAATTTGAGTTATGCTTGTGTCTGATTTTAATTTAAAGTTTTTTACTTTTACTGCTTTTATATCATTCCATTGTGATTTAGCATCTGTTATGTCTGTCTTTATTCTTTCATCTGAGATTTGACCATAGCTATTATTTGTATTGTTGATATTGCCACTATCTCTAATCAAACATCTTGTTCCTGATCCATTATCAAAATTTGCTAAATCATAAGTTCCGTTGCTTGTATTTCTTGCAGAATAAACTTTAAAAACTTTACTAGTTTGTGAGGCATTAGTACCTTCAACATTTAGACATGGCGTGTTTTCACTATTAGCAATAGTCATTCTTGCATTTTGACTAGCGCTGCTTTGTCCTATAGCAATATTCCCATCACTAAGAACAGTCATCCTACCAGTACCACCAGTAATGAAGTTCATTTTATTATCAGCATGACTATAACTTATACCGCCAATGTTAGAGTTACCTGAGTCACCAAATCTAAACTGTCCAACATTAGATGCACCAGATAATATTGTCATTCCCGAATCAGCACTACCCTCTATAACTAATTCATCAGCACTAGTTAAAACAGATGAAGCTCCGCTATCACCAGTTTTAATGTGTAAGCCAACTCCTAAATCTTTATTTGATAGTCCAGATGATGCAAAGTAACTATCTACCGCAACTGTTGGTGTGCCAAATTGTAAAGTTGCAACATTGTTAGTTATGTTTGTAGCAATTAAAGCTGGGCCACTACTACTAGATGTGTTTGTGGTGTCGGGTAATATTAATTTTATATTTGTATCGTTTGTGTCTGCTGGTGCTTTAAGTGCAACTGAATAACCACCACTAGAGTTAAATTGTAATTCGTTTTGCGATCCATCTAAAGTTACCACGCCACTTGCTTTTAATGTGCCATCTACGTTTAATGTTTTACCAGTTCCCACATGTAGGCCAACACTTGTTCCTGCTCCATTTGCCGAGAAGACTGCATCTACCTGGTTCAAATCTTCGTTAAGTTTGTCTCCCCAAGTATTAGTAGAACTTCCTACCTCTGGTTTTCTGAGTTGTAAGTTAGTTGTATAAGTATCAGCCATAATATTTTACTCGCCTATAGTTTTTGTT